ATGCTCGCAAGTGAGGTCAGGTCCAGCCAGGACGCCATGACGTTCGTGGTGTTCAGCCCGTCGATCTCCATGGCGCCAGACACCAAACTGGTGAAGACCGCCCCGAAGTCTACAGAATCCTCGAAGAAGTAGACCCCGAGCGGTTTGTACCCCCCAAAGTCTAGGGGGACCACGTTGTCCATAACCCCCCAGTCATCCATGACTGACACAGTGTCGAGCTGGAGACAGTCGTCGACGTACCGATGCACCACGTCCTGTTTGGCCCCACCCCAATCAGGGTCCTCCTGGATAGCCAGGACAAAGTTCTGGCCGAGGATCTGGAGAATGTTCGAGTCGACGATGCAGGCGTTCGCGCTGCGGACGCCTGATAGGTCGAACGCCTTGATGAGGTAGCTGCCCACCAGGCCCGGGACGATGATTGAGTTTGCATCCTTGGGGACGGTCTGGAGCAGCGTCGCCCCAACGAAGGTGGCCGTGGCTGCCGATTGCGTCGAATACCGAATCTCGTATCCGGCCAGGTCTAGCTCGACGTTGGGGTTCCACGTCAGGCGCACAGACCCCGGGCCGATGTTCTCAATCTGGCAATTCTCCACGTCAGCCGGCGGGGCGAAGAACCCGAATAGTTGTACGTTCAAGGTCGCGTACGCGCCGACCTGCCCAATCCCCGAGAACGCCCGAACCCGGAAAGTGTAGTCACCTGGCTCTACCCGGTCGATATCAATGGAAACTGAGGCTACCAATCCCAGTTGCTCGAAAGCATCGGAATCGGGCCGTCGCACCTCGACCTCGTAGAATTTCACCCGGGCGTCCGAAGGTGGTGTCCAGGAGAAAGTCGCTCGAGCCTGGATACTCCCGGCAACTAGAATCAGATACTCGGTGACCTGGAGATTGGTCGGCGGCGGGATGGGCCCAGTCGGGAACGTGGTGTAGGGGGGCGGCTCGACTCGAAGGCCCTGCTCGATCCGGGCGTACTTCCCCGGGTCGTGAAGGATACCCTGGACCTCCCAGACGTTCTTGTCAACCTCGGAGACCCCAATAACTCGGAACCGTCGAGGTTCCACGTTGGAGGCCAGGATCGACCACATGGCTCCCACCGCGACGACCCCTGGGTCCGACGCCATGGTCAGAGTGGTATATGTGCCGGGGGCATCGGTGACGTCGACCGTAACGAGAGTGCTGTCAGGGAGCACGAAGCTGATCTCGTAGTTCTCTCCGGCCTCAATGACCACTGGCCCGTCTACCTCGACGGTGACCCCGGGGGTAGGGAAGCCGACCACCCGCCCGCCAAAACGGACGTTGGCGATGGCCGGGTCAGCGATTGCCACGATATCCCCGGGGCGGACGTCGGCGTGGTCGAGAGACGCCCGATATCGGACGGCCTCAGTAGAATACTTCTCCGTGTCGAGGATCCACCGGCCATATCTCTTGGCTTGGCTCCTGGATGTGCAGCCGAAGGCCACCACGTCCTTCTTGCGAACCCCAAACTTGGCAATCAGGTCCAAGTCCTCGACGGGCTCGACGTTGACCTTGTAGCCCAAGTCAGGATCATTCCAGGAAACGAAGACGACACTATGTCTCGCCTTGAGGCTCGATCCCGCGTATTCAAACTCTCCGTCGATTACATTGGCCGGCGCGACCAGCTTATCCGGGTCCCGGGGAGAATCCTGGACGACGGTCACAACACCCGAGCCCCAGTATTGCATCCCCTGGAAAGCCGAGACGACGGAATTGAGGACCTGGTATGCCTCCCGCTGATCGTTGACGACCCCGTTGAATACGAAGCGGGGCTCCGTCCCGCCAGCGCCGTCGTCTACTGGCTCATCGCAGTATTGCCCGATGGCATAGAGCCCAAACTTGTCGATCTGGGCCACGTCCACAAACTCGCCGAGGCCATACCGCTTCGAGGTCAGCAGGTCGTAATATACCCACGCCGAGTTGTTGGAGTAGGCGGTGACGAATCCGCCGGTCCAGATTCCGGTGTAGACCCGGGTGGTCGGGTTATAATTATCTGGGATCTGGATCTTGAGTCCGTCAATCAGATAGCTCCGCGTTGGGACCTGGGTCCCGAACTGCTCCGCGTTGACGGTGAGCGCCACCAAGGCGGTGTCCGGCATTGAGAGCTTGACGTCCTTGACGATGGTATTTGACGACCAGAAGGTCTTGTTCTGATTCTGTCCAGAAGAATCAGGGCTAGCCCGAGTCAGGCGGATCCGCCAGGGGGCGCCCCCCGCAGGAAGCTCGTAGCGATACTCCACCTCGTATGGAGTGGTGGTCTTCCCACTGACCTGCGGGACGTTTTGAATGATGAAGGGCCCAGCGTCCACGGCAATCTCTACCTGCCAGAACACCGTCGTAGGCACTAGGGTATTCCCGGCGATATTGAAAAAGGAGAGGTTTGGGATTCTGACTTTCACCCGCACGGCGTCAGCATCCGGGTCGGTAATCGTCCGAACAATCGGACCCCCGATAACGGTGAGTTCCTGGCTAATTACAATCTCAGTCTCGGTCGCGGGGAACCCAGGGATATGGGTCTGAGTCGGAAGCCCGTTTCTGGTCTGGAAGGTGATCCCCAGGAAATTGGGGACCGCCCCAGAATAGATTGGCGTTTCGTCGAAGAACACGGACTCGATGGCGGGGGAAACCAATCCCTCAATCTCCCCCTCAGAGATGACGTCGATGATCCGGGCGGTCTGTTTGGACCGCAAAGTGTTAGGCGTCTCATAGAACGGGTAACTGCCCCCGCCGCCGCCCTTCCCGCCTTTTCTGCCCTTGATTGTCATACCGGGATGTTCTCCGTCGTCAGGCCAGCCGACACCACAACTGAGCCGACCCGCATGCGCCCGTAGACGACGGGGACAGCAACACCTTGGGCGCCGACGTTCACCGGACCGTTGAACAAAAACGACGGCCTTTCGTCTGCTCTAGCGCCATAGCCATCCACCCGCGGGGTTGGCGCTAGGGTCTGGGAAATCCCCCCGAGGAGGAGAGCGGCACCCAGGGACCCAATCGCGCCGAAGGTTACCGCTCCCCCGAAGGCACCTCCCAGGGCCGATTCTCCGAACCCCCGCCCGACGGACTTGCCGGCTGCCCGCGCCGCGCCCGCGCCGCCGAAGGCCACCGCCACCAGCGCGACCCCCAGGATGATTTTCCCCACGCCCCTGTCCTTGCCTCCAGTGAGGATGGGATAGAAATGCAGTTCAGGGGCGCGCCCCAGTTGGAAATCCAAGTCCACCTCACCGAGATCGACTTCTGCTCCAGGGCTCTTTCGGACGATCCGATAGGCCCCGGCCTCGAGGTCTTCGCGGAACCCGGGGACCTGGACGACGAAGCACCTAGCCGCTTCACGGGCGGACGTGACTTCCAGCTCGTGTCGACGTCCGTATTTTTGGCCGAGGGCGCCATGGAAGAAAATGCTCCGTGCCACGTTACCCTCCTCGGTAGCGGTACCAGCCAACTAGGTAGTTCATCCACCGAGACACCGGCTCTCGTTTGGAGAGCCGTGATGGGTCATGGGACTCGCCCCCAGCGGTGTGATGCAGCATGAGCCCCCTGGGGCCCCCAAGATACACCCCGCCGTGATTCGGGGATAGGGCCTTCCCAATCTTGAAGATAGCCAAGTCCCCGGCCTGGACCTCAGCCGCATCCACCTTGTCCCAGGGCCCCTTGGTCAGATTCTCCAGGTAAAGGTTCCCGCCATTCTGCCACCACTCCCAGCTCCGGGGGTACTCCGGGAGGTCGATCCCCCGCTCCAGGAGATAGTAATCTCGGATCAGGCTGTAGCAGTCCGTGACGCCGTGGCGGAACTGACGCCCAACCAGGGGAGGACGATCCTCCCCGCCCCACGAGAACGGGTGGCTGGCCCACTCCCCATCCGTCGAGCAGATCCAGAAGGGCACCCCCAAGGTCACCTGGGCCTGCATGTCTGCCCCGGAGGGGCAATCCGGGCCCCCCGGGTGAGAGTGGAAAAACCCGGTGATCGGGCCCCACTCCGCTTCAATTCGATCAAACTCTTCGGGGTCGACCTCGAATTCTTCCAGGGGGTTGTAGTGCTTGTTCTCGACGGGGAGAACGTCCTCACCACAAATAAAAGCGCACGCCTCCTGGGGGAACGCCTCGATGGCGAGCCTTTTGAGGGTCTCAATCACCGGACCACCCCGGCCCCGGGGAAGAACCGGGCCGGGAGGACGCCATTCTGGCCGAACCGTAGTCGACAATCGAAGATCCGTTTACCGCATCGGTCTTGGGGGTCGGAAGTGATGGTTCCAACCTCGTCGAAGGATGGGTCTCCGGCGTAGGGGCAGGTAGCGTCCGTGTAGTCGAACTGGAGGGTTGCTTCCTCGAAGCGCCGATACCTGTGGGTGCAGATTTCTCGGAGAACCTGCCGGCGGGGGAGCTGTGTCCCCTCCGCATCGAAGGCGGCGGCCAGCTCCCACTCCACGAAGACTTTGTTCTGGATAGCCTTTCGGTTGATTACAAAGACGTCCGGGGGGAAGAAAGCGGTGGGATCTGCCTCGGCTTCACCGTCGAGGTATCGCCGATAGGTTCGGATCCTAGTCGCCAGGGCGCCCACCAGGTCCCCGTACTGAGCAATCAGGGCTGAGACGATCTTCTCTGCGTTCCCGATCCGCAGGCTGGGTGTCGGGAGCCCCCCGGTGCCGCTGTAGTCGAACCCCTGAGCTTCAAAGTCGATAGGGGTGTAGACGATCCCACCAAAATTGATCGCGTTACCGTCGTTCTGTGTGGAAGTGAAGTGCAGGGTGGGGCCCCCCAGGGCGGCGAGATCCAGGGCAAAAAGGGCCACCAGATCGCCGGCTTCGGCCTCTTGATTCCTGGCTGCGATGAGGGGGCTCTGGGGCGCGGTCATAGATCAGCGACTTCCTGAAAAGACGCGGTGAGAGAGGAGGCGTTCGGGCGGCTGGCTGATTTCTTCCAGGTGGGGGCGATGAACTTGCCTGGCAAGGAATCCTTGGGGGGCGTCCAGTTGAATGCTTGATATCCCCCCAGGGCCCGAAATCCATCTTGTAGCGTGGCGATGTCAACGTCAGAGAAGTCGCTCCAAGCCACCTGGAAGGTTCGTAGCTGGGCGTTCAGGCCGTCGCCCGCTCGCTGAGAGTACCCGTCTCCGAAATTGGCCCGGAGGACTCTAGGGGTCTCGTCCCCTTGGATGGACGAGGGGCAGTCCAGTAGCTCGGTGAAGGTGGAGCCAGTTGCCACGTTAGACCCTTACCTGTTGATTGAGAGCCCCGCCGTTGCGGCTCTGCTTGAGAATTTCTGACTGGATGGCTGCTCGAATCGCGAGGTTGGTCTCCAGGGCCGCCGAGCGCCCCGCGTCGGCGATGTCTGCCGGACTCCCGTCCCCGCCGTTGATGTTCACGGTGGTCTCGATCTTCCCAATGGTCGTGCCACCACCGCCGCCCCCGGTGGCGATGACTCCGAGCTGGCCGCGACTGTTTCGTCGTAGGGGGAGGACGCCCTCCTTACCGGCCTCGCCTGCCTGGCCTAGTTGCCCTCCGGCGCTAAAGAAGGTGGGGTTGTTCAGGACCCCGCCCGAGGCGAGTTGGAACGACGGAACGGGGGCGGCCGAGACCGCTGGTGCGGCTACGGACGCTGTCCCGCCGCCACCGAAGAGACCCCCCAGAAGTGGCTTGAGGATGAGTTGCTTGAGGGCGATGCTGGCGAGTTGCTGGGCGAGACCCTGGAGAACCTTGGAGAAGTCCAGGGCCCCCCGCTGGCCAGAGACGAGAAACTCCGCAAGTTGGTCCGTGGCCTTCGAGAGGCCTTGAACGATGGATTTATTGATCTCATCGCCCAGGTCTTTGACGACTTCTTTTTGCTTCCTCAGAGAAGCGATTGCGTTGGTCCGCTCTTTGATCTGATCCGTCAGGGCACCGGTCGTGTCCTCTTCCAGATTGAACCCGAGGAGCAGGAGATCATTCTTGACGCGGATGAACTCCACTTCCCGAGAGCGTTGCGCTTCGGTAAGTGACAGGAGGCGGATCTGCTCATCCAGCGCCTTCTTGGTGAACTCGAAGGGGTTACGGGCCTTCTCAGTCTCCCGGAGGATCTTCGCCTTGGCGGCTTCCGCGGCACGCACGACCGTTGAGATATCGAACCCGGCTTCAAGGTCCCGGTTCGAGACAGCATCGACGGTTTGGATTCGCTTTTGCGCTGCGATCCGGGCGGCACCGATGGGGCTGGCCCCGGAGATTTCCTTGCGCCCCAGCGCCAGAAACTTCTCTCGTTGTTCCGTGATCTGCTTTTGCTTTTTCAGTTCTTCATCCTGACGCCGGTTGATGCCAGCTTGGATAGCGTCCTGCTCCTTGAGGACGTCCTTGTACCTCTCCCTCGCC